CAATATGAGGGGTTAATTGAGCGTGGTCAAAAGTTCACACCTCAAGAAGCTGAAATTTTGAAACGAAATCTTGGTTTGGATGTGTCTGAGCACGATATCGCAAAAGATTCCCGATCACATACCGATTCTAAATTTATTCAACCATCAAAGATGTCAGGTCAATATAAGATAGTTACCGGTGATCCGGTGGTTCCTGGTCTATCATTATCACAAAAACAAAATCGCACCTTTGAAAAAATATTGATTAATACTAATTCAATTGTGCCACCCCAAGATATGGGCGGTCGAGTATATCAAGAATCCGATGAACTAAAATCTACCGAAAGAGTGTCTGCCCAACAGACACAACCAGCAACTAACATTGTTAATGCGCCGACAACTAATGTAAATCAGACCACTAACAATGTAACTAGACCGTCAGCAAGAAATACCGATTCGACGTACCGAGAATACTCTAAATCAAGATTCGCTTGGTGAGATTCATGAAATTAAAAAGGGACCAATTGGTCCCTTTGTTCTATGTCATATCCTCAATTAGTCATCATTGACCAGATTTCGGAAGTATGCCATGGTATCACCATCATCGTCATCAGAGTCACCAGACTCGCTTTGGAGACTCGCTTTAGAGTTCGATGTAGGAATACTTGTCCGCTTAGCATCAACTTTCCTAGTGGCATTCTGGGTGACCTGCGTGGTATCATCATCGCTATCATTTGATTCAAATTCACGAGCACTACTAGCAGGCTTAGAATTTAGAACAGCTTCAAGTTTCTTACTTAGTTCATCGTATGACTTGAACTTGCTCGGATCGACGAAGTCCTTAAGTAGATACTGACGATTCACAATCTCAAGAATGTCTTCCTCAGATTCGGCGATGGCACTTGGACTTGCAAAGGTACTCTGATCATAGTTAGGATAACCCTCAACTTTGCGTTGGCGAAGCTTGAAATCAGCTCCTTCCCAAAGATCAAAGACGTTCACCGGATCCTCATCCTCGAAAGTTGGGCGAGCCTTATCCATGATCTTGTCAAAGATTTTCTTACCAAAACGGAATAGGCGGACTTGTCCTTCATTCTCTGGATGCTTGGGATCAGACACGATATAGACGTTTGCAATGTAAGCTAGCTTACGCTTTTGCTTACGGGCAATTTCTTTATCTGATTCGATGCCACTGTTCCAATATCCGGAGTTCTGCTCACAGACTGGACAGGATTCGCCTAGAGTGGTCGGGCAATCCTCGATGAACCAACGACCAGTGGGTCCCTGGAATCCATGGTTGAATACTCGAATCCATGGAAGTTCATCCATTACATCCTTTCCATCAATCGACTTTACAGTTCGAGGGAGAAAGCGAATTACTGCCGTGCCGTTACCGGCCTTGTCAACTTCAAGCTTCCAGAAACGATCGTCACCATATGACTTTGATTCTGGATTGACCATCTTCTCAAATTCATTTGAAATCTTTGAGAAATCGGTATTGCGCATTTTGCGTAGTTGTGCTAGATCCATAATTGTATTTCCTTAGTATTAACGTTGTATGAACGAAGTATATGCGTTGTCGTCATAATCTTCATATGTGCCAAAGATATCACCGTCATCATCTTCAGCAAAAGTATTTATCACTCTCATTCCCTGCCCCGGAATGTTTCGGGAATGCTTGAGTGGACGGTTTTTCTTACGACGATCATTGAAAAAATCATCATCGTCGTTGTAATTCAGTTTTTGTTTCTTAGCCATGATTCAGCTCAGTTAGGTTCTCTTTGAATTGATTGTAAATTGTACTACACTTATCTTTGTCGAACTTGACAAATCTTCGGGATTTTTGGATTGTCTTAAAATACTCATGCCATAACATGATCATCGGTTCCCATTTTGTCAAGTAGTTTTCAAATTCTTGAATGATTACCATTGATTCTAACGTTATGTGTCCTCCTAAGTATAGTAACAAAAGTTCTGGGTCTCCGTTATCAATTGAGAGCATTGATTGGCCAGAGAGTTTCTTGTTCTCAAGACTAGAAAAGATTGTCGATAAATCATTTCTAAACACCTGAGTCATCGACTGTTTACGCTTAATCCAAATATCGTAATATTCATGAGCATCGCCACTATAGATTTTATCGGGATTGCCATATGCAAAATTGGCCACATAGAATTGAATTAGATCCCGCTCATTGGCAAATTTCTTAGCCAGTCGCTCGAATAGAACTCGATCTCTTCTTTTGTCATAATGCTCTCTCAGGTATTTGGTTTTACCATTCGTTTCGAATACGTCATACTTGTCGGATTCAAAGTGAAGCTTTACTGCCATATACAACTTACACGCTCGAAAGCCGTCCATTTTCTAGAATCTCTGGGTGATTTAGATCTCGTACGGTGCAATTCTTATTTGGACAGAAGTATGACTGCATCATCGAGTGCCACATAATGGCCGAATCTTCATCTGCGAAGATAGGGCTGAACTCCTTATCATCATTTTCAGAATCAACCCAGACAAATTCGTTATCGGCTTTGGATGGGCCGACGATATAATTAATGAGTTTTAGTTTCATGATTAATCAAAAAGTAAAGTGGGAACTTTAGGAAGCATATTAAGCTCACGGAAATCGTTTTCGATCTTGTCTTTCAATGGCTTATTGATGAACTTAGCGACATCACTCGGTTCTAGCGAGTTTTCTTCGCAATACTGAATGATAGTTTCAATATATGAAAGCTTTAATTCATTTGCCAATTGTTCAATATGAAGGGAAAATTGTGCGGGAGTCTCAAACATGTGATTTCATTTTCAATAAGTTGAGTTGCTTTTTTACAGAGGAATATTCTTTGAATTTGTCATTATACAGTCGATTGATTGGATGATTTTTATCGAGTGTTTCCATTTTTTCCGAAAACTCTCGGAGAAAATATGTAAACCAACGATCTAGAACGATGAGACGATTTGATAGCTCAGTTTGATTCACGTTCATCCGCGCCTCATCCGTGCTACATCCACTGCTTCTTCCTGAGAGAAAATAGGAACCATTGACGACTTATGCATTACCGCGATGCCGAGAATCTTATCACCGGTATACACTTTATCGTCTATCTTGGTTGCATTGCCACGAGTAGTTTCAACAGAAGGAAGATGCTTGGTGCTCCGATCCTCTGGGACACCAAGATTATACTTTAATCGTTTCTTTTTCTCGATTTTCACTTCTTTCTTTGTTTCATACTTTTTCAACATAGCCTCCCAATCAGATTGAAGCTGCCGTTGTTTGGCATTAGGCTTTTTCTTCTTGGAAGACTTTTCAAAGATTCTGATCATACTCATAATCAATCTCTCACTGTGAATAATAATAATGTATCACATTCCACGCATCCTGTAAATAATTTTAATCATCATCTTGTTCTTTCATTTGAGTCATCTTGATCTCTTGCATAGTCTTCTTAGCCTTACGTTTCATCTTCTTGTTATGACGTTGCTCAAGACGCTTCATGACATCATCCGCCGCAAGCCAGATATCTCGGCCGTCAAGCATAGCATTGATCTCTTTATCTGTAAGGAATCCATCATAAATATCTTTCATCAACTTAATTGACCAATCCCGTTCAAATTCTGCCTGAGAATGTAATTCATGACCCTTTCCAATCATACCCGATGAATAGTTGTGACACATCCAAACGCAATGATTGGAAAGCTCAACCATGTCGGCGGCAAGCGCAATAATCGTCGCAGCCGAGCAACATTGGCCCTCAACTGATACAATGATAGTTGCATCAGAGTCACCCATAGCTCGACCAAACTGGAGTGCCGTAAATAGATCGCCGCCTGGGCTGTTTACATAGATTTTGACTACATCTTCTTCCCTTGCGTGACGAATCATATCAAAAACTGAAATGTATTCATCAGCTTCCTCTATTCGCCCAGTAAGGTAAAACTCATGAAAAGTCGCCATCGGCTTACTAGCAAATAGCTTATTGCCGTTTTGTTTAACCTTGATAATCTCTTCTAGGTCAATATTGGAATTTTTAGTTTTTTTAGCAGTTGTAAAGTTTCGCATATTCTTCCCGTATTGTGATGAATTCTGGTAACCACTTTTTTACTTTCTGTTTAAACACTAGTGCCGTATTGCTTTCATCGCAACCCATAATGATCACTAGATCTTCTGCAAGGATACCAACTCTTTCCCATGCCATAAATGAATATGCCGCCGTTTGGTGAAAATATCCATGGATATCATCAAGTGTTTTGACTCGACCGGATGTTTTGAAATCTATTACTGCTAATCGACCATCGTATTTTGCGATACAATCTACGGTTCCCGCGACCTGAAGTTTATCAGACCATAGTCGTTGTTCGATGAAATGAATGTTGTCAATCTTGTTCAGTTCAGGGATCATCGAATTCCAGACCATAGAGTCAACTAGGTCTGGATTTACTGGCTTATTATTCAGATAATCTTCACAATACGAATGAATCTTAGTCCCTCGATTAGCAGCTCGACGACTAACTCGATTTGCTTCTTCTTCACCAACCCGCTTTCGCCATTCAAGAATATCGGATTTGGATCTAATGCCAACTACTGAAGTTACTGAAGGATAGCGTTTACCAGTCGGCGTTTCATAATAGCGACCAGACGCCTCATTGATTTGTGTTAGCTCGGGTAGCTCATGACGAATATGATTAAACATTAGAGACCAGCTCGCTCACACGCCAAAATGAACGATTTTACTAGGCCCGATCTGACGATATCTTGTGGATAGAATCGAATGATATCAAATTCTTCCATACTTCCGGCCACTTTCATGAAATCTGCAAATCCGCTAACATCATTCTTATTTTTAATGAGGTCATTTTGTTTGGTATCACCACAAAATACGATTTGTGTATTTTTACCACATCGAGTCATCAGAGAATTTAATTCATGCCACCCCTCGGATTGCGCCTCATCAACAATTATAACACAATTGTCAAGGGTGATGCCACGAATGAAGCTAGTTGTCATGAATTCAATAACACCCTTGGTCGTCAGGATATTATATGCTGTGCCATTTTCACATAGATCGTCGACAATCTGTTTAAATGGAGTTGTGTACACGAGTGTTTTCTCGGCCATATCTCCTTTTAAAAATCCGATATCTCTAGTTGGAACAGCCGATCGAACAAAAACAATTTTATTCTTCCGTTGAGCAAAGACTTCTTGCAGAGCCAAATAAGTTGCAACATAAGTCTTACCAGTACCAGCTGAGCCGCATGCAACAACGTTCTGCCCTTGCATAAATGCCGTAAACATCTCTCGCTGAGCTTCTGTAATTGGTTCAACTTTCTTGACATTGAGATTATCAATCTTCGCTTTAACGGGTTTTACTTTCCGCTTGCGAGAACTAACCTCAATTGAATCGGCAATATCTAGATCAAATCGTGACATTGAAAATATTCCTATGAAAATGGCAAATCGCCATGAATCTATTTAATTCGTCAGAATTGAACCGACGAATTGTCTTTCAATGCTTTACCACCAGGAGTTCGTTCACTGATTTTAGCCAAAGTTTCTTTCCAACCGGAATCATGTTTAGTCACACCAAGACGAACCGGATCTCCCATACTTGGTGCTACTGTAATCCAAGATTCAATATGAGGGTTGTCGGCGAGATATTGTTCTTTCTGAGAAATTTTCATTACTTTCTCGAAAATTTCTCCCGTATCTTTGTTTCGGAATTCGTATGTTGGCAAATTAGTCTCCTAGAATTTGATTGAGTGGATTTAGATGATTTTGACGAATGCGCCAGAGTTCTGTGGCTTGACACTGATGACCTTTCTGACCGAACGTATCAGACACGCCGGAGGCATCCAGAAGCACCTGGAGAAGTTCGGGATTCTCGATGATGTATTCATAATTATGCAGTTTTATAAACAATTATAAAACTTGCTAAACGCTTCATCGAGGAATGCACCTGTGTTAGCATGTCTTACTTCCTCTCCACGTCTGTAATCGGCTAATTCGTCCGATGTTAACTGATAGAGTTCTTTCAAACCCTGA